GGACAGACAATGTCAATTCAAAAGTTTTCCGCAATATTTGATGGGCTCAAAGAAGCTTACGGAACATTTAAAATCGAGAAAAAACAGGCGAACGGCAAGAACGGCGGTAAAGCCGCTATCCTTCGCGAACCACGGACCATGGTACTATGGGAAGGCCACCTTACCGGAAAAGGTAAAGGCATTGGCATTATACCCATCAACGAAGAAAACAACTGCAAGTGGGGTTGTATCGATATTGATCAGTACCCGCTTGATCACAAAGATCTTGTCAGCAAGATAACCAAATTAAAGCTACCTTTAGTAGTGTGCCGATCTAAATCAGGTGGTGCGCATTGTTTCTTATTTACAAAAGACTGGATTGAAGCCCGCGAAATGCAGAAGGCTCTCCAGCATATGTCCGCCGCACTTGGGTTTGGCGAAAGCGAAATATTTCCAAAGCAAATTAAACTACACTTAGATCGTGGCGATGTGGGTAACTTCTTAAACCTACCTTACTTCAATGCGGAAGACGGATTGCGCTACGGTATTAAAGATGACGGCACGTCCGCAACGCTTCAAGAGTTCTTTGATATGTATGATGCCAAGGTGCAAACTCTGGAAGAAGTGCAAAGGCTACAGATTGAAAACAAAAGTGGTACAGAACTTTTAAAAGACGGACCGCCCTGCCTACAGATCCTTTGCGGCACTAAAATATCTGAAGGTGGACGCAACAACGGTTTATTTAATATTGGTGTTTACTTACGCAAGGCATATCCGGATAGTTGGGAAGCGGAGATCTTAGATTACAATATGCGCTACCTATCACCACCGCTCCCCTTGCCGGAAGTTAACATTGTGGCCAAGCAGTTAGAGCGTAAGGATTACATTTATAAATGTAACGACGCGCCGATCAATTCTCATTGCAACAAAGACCTTTGTAGGACGCGCAAATTTGGCGTAGGAGCGGCGGTACAAGGCGCGGCTATCGCTAATCTCAGAAAGTACAACTCAACACCTCCGGTCTGGTTTATGGACGTTAACGGCGAACCTCTGGAACTAGATACCGAAGGGCTCCTTTCACAGCCCACGTTTCAGAAAGCTTGCATGGAGCAGTTAAACTTTATGCCACGCTCCGCGGCTAAGCCTGCATGGGAAAGTCGTATTAGTACGTTGCTCACGGAAATGAAAGAAAACGAAAGCGCCATCATAGAAGTTGCTATGGACGCTAGTACCTCTGGCCAGTTCTACGACTACCTTGAGGAGTTTTGTCGTTTCTTACAGCAAGCGCAAGACAAAGAAGAAATCTTACTCCGCCGCCCATGGACAGACGAGGAAGAAAATATTACATACTTTAGGCTTCGAGACTTTGAAGCGCACCTACGAAAGAATAAGTTCTTTGAATATAAATCACATAAGATTGCACAACGGCTACGAGACATAAATGGCGAGAGTGTTGTTCTTAAAATAAAAGGGCGAGCCGTTCGCGTTTGGGCAATCCCATCATTTGAAAGTGCAGACATGGATATATCTGTACCGAAGTTTTCACAAGGAGAGGCACCTTTTTAATGTTATTAGCAGATGGATTTAATCGAGCGTTTATTGGTATTGGTCACAGAGCAGGGTCTAATGACGTTGCTGTCTATGACTACGATCGGTGCGCCAAAGTGTTAATGCGCAGAGATGACATGACACAAGAAGAAGCATATGAATTTTTGGACTTTAATGTCGTTGGGAGTTATGTCGGTGACTTAACACCCATTTTTGTTGAACGAGTTAGTATAAAAGAGGTTATGAATGAAGAATCGTGAAAGAGATTTTGAAATCTTTAGGTTACGGAAAGAACAATACTTGAACTTAAAAGTAATTGGAGATCGATTGGGTCTAAGCCAAGAGCGTGTCCGTGTTATTGTAAATGATATGGAGGATCAGGGATACAATGTTCAGAATTTTCGGGCCGCCCGGGACGGGGAAAACAACCAAACTTCTTGATATGGTTGATCGGCAGTTGGAAGCGGGCGTTCAGCCTACGAACATTGCCTTCTTAGCTTTTACAAGAAAGGCCGCAGAAGAAGCGCGGGAACGTGCCGCGGCGCGGTTCAACCTTGATCCCAAGCAAGACTTGTTTTTCTTTAAAACGTTGCATTCGCTTGCGCTGGCCATGACGGACATCCGCACTGATCAGGTAATGCAACCGGAGCATTACAGAGAGCTGGGCAATGCCATTGGTGTTAGCCTACATTCCGAAAAGACCAGCAGGTTTTCAGACATTCCTGAAACGCAGAAGTCGAGTGATCCGGTCTTGGGTTTAATCAACCTAGCAATATTGCGCAAAGTACCCCTTCGTACGCAATATAATATCAGCCGGATTGATGAAAGTTGGAATGTCGTGAAATATGTTGACGAGGCCCTGACCAAATACAAAAAAAGTTATAACCTTTATGACTTTACAGATATGTTGCGTGTCTTTGCCGAAACCGGAGATAGCTGTTGCCCACGGTTTGCTGTAACCTTCTTGGATGAAGCGCAGGATTTATCGCCCCTTCAGTGGGACATCGCACATATGCTCGACCGCCGTTCTGAAAAAATGTATTGTGCCGGAGACGATGATCAAGCGATCTATCGATGGGCCGGTGCCGATGTCGAGCATTTTATCGGACTTGAAGGTGGGTCAGAAACCCTGTCTCAATCCTACCGCGTACCAAAGCTACCTTGGGGAGTAGCGCAGAACATCGCCCGTCGCATACACCGCAGATTTCCAAAGACCTACAAGCCGCGTGAAGAGAAAGGGTTTGTTACAAGAATATCCATGATTAACGAACTGGATCTAAGCGAAGGTTCTTGGTTAATCTTGGCCCAAGCCGCGTACTTATTGCAAGACGTTTCGTCTGATCTAAAAGCCATGGGGCTTTTGTTTACCTTCCGCGGTCACCGCAGTGTGTCGGAACGCATGAGCGAAGCGATCAGGGGTTGGGAGCAATTGCGCAATAACAAAGAAATCTTGGGACGCGCCGTTAAAAGTATCTACAGTTATATGTCAAGCAAAGATAGAATAAAGCGCGGCTTTAAAAGATTAGGCGGTCTGGAGGAAGATCAAATGTTTTCCTTTGACGTTTTGGTCAAGGACTACGGCCTGTTGGCCACAAAAGAAATGATCTGGCACGTTGCCATGGACAAAATGCCCGAGACAGATCGTGCGTATATCATTGCCATGTTACGTAGGGGCGAGAAGTTTAACGCACCGCCCCGCATTACAGTTTCCACGATCCACGGATCTAAAGGCGGGGAAGCTGATAATGTGATCTTGTTTACCGATCTATCGCCCGCGGCCGACGAATCAATGAGACTTGATCCCGATGACATGCACCGCACCTTTTACGTCGCCGTTACAAGAACCAAACAGAATTTATTTATTGTTGAACCAGAAGACATCTCAAGGAGTTATGATTTATGAAACGTGAAGAAATACTAAAAGAAGCAGAGGGCTTGGTAAACGGCCCACGGGCCAAGGCCTACGGAGATGCGACCACGAACCATATGCGTATTGCACGGCTATGGTCTGTTATACTGGATAAAGAAGTAAGCGTAGATCAAGTTTATCTGTGTTTGGTGCAGTTAAAGGTGTCACGTCTGATAGAAACCCCGTATCATACCGATAGCTGGGTAGACATTTGCGGCTATGCGGCATTGGCGGGAGAAGAATAAATGGCATTACAGATGGCGATGTTCCTGCCAAAAAGCGAGTGGGTGCCGCCAGCAGAATTACCTGACATTTTTGATGCTAAAAAAATAGCCATAGATGTCGAAACACGCGACCCGAACCTCAAAACAAACGGGCCCGGATGGGCAACAGGTGACGGCAAGGTAATTGGATACGCGATTGCTGTTGAGGATTGGGCAGGCTACCTACCAATACGCCACCAGCAAGGCGGTAATTTAGACGAGCGGATTGTTAACAAATGGCTCAAGAAGGTGTTTGAAAGCCCCGCCGATAAGATTATGCACAATGCACAGTACGATGCCGGTTGGATCCGCCGCATGGGATTTACAATCAATGGCCGGATTATAGACACAATGCTTGTCGCTTCGCTACTGGATGAAAACAGATTTAGTTACAGTCTAAACGCACTTGCCTTTGAGCATCTTAATAAAACCAAAAGCGAAAAGGGATTAGTGGAAGCCGCGCGAAGCTTTGGTGTGGATCCAAAAGCAGAGATGTACAAAATGCCTGCCATGTATGTCGGCCCCTACGCCCAAGCCGATGCGGAACTAACGCTAGAATTATGGAACTATTTCTCTGTGCAAGTAGGTAAAGAAGATCTCTGGTCCATAGTTAACATGGAACTCGACCTCCTACCGTGCCTTGTCGATATGACATGGAAAGGCGTTCGCATTGATCAAGACAAAGTAGAACGCACCCGCGATGCGCTCCTCAAGAGAGAAAAAATACTGCACGGCGAGATAAAACGCTTGGTTGGCACCGATGTAGAGATCTGGGCGGCGACCTCTTTGTCAAAAGCATTTGATAAAGTCGGCATTACCTATCCAAAAACAGCGGCGGGAGCCCCTTCTTTCACAAAAAGCTTCCTGACTGACCACCCACACGCTTTGCCAAAGCTAATTGTTAACGCCAGAACCATTAACAAAACGTCCGGTACGTTCATTAGTACCATAATGAAGCACTGCCGCTCCGATGGCCGGATACATTCGCACATCAATCAGGTGCGCTCCGACGATGGCGGCACAGTTTCGGGCCGGATCTCCATGAACAACCCCAACTTACAACAGTTACCAGCGCGGGATCCTGAAATGGGGCCAATGATCCGTTCTTTATTCCTACCGGAAGAGGGAGAGCAGTGGGCCGCAATAGATTTCTCGCAACAGGAACCACGGATCTTGGTTCACTATGCGCATGTCTTTGGCAAGAGCAGACCTATTCCGTTAGCTGGTGTGCAAGAGTTTGTTGACGGCTACCGAAACGATCCAAACACCGACTTTCATACCATGGTTGCAGAGATGGCCAACATTCCACGCAAGCAAGCCAAAACAATTAATCTTGGCATGATGTACGGCATGGGTGTGAACAAACTGTCGGATCAAATGGATATATCGGTAGACGAAGCAAAAGCTTTGGTCAAACAATACCATAGTCGCGTTCCCTTTGTGAAAGCATTGATGAACGGTGTAATTAGTAGACTAAACGATAAGGCCAGTGCGGGCTCGATCCGCTCTATCTTAGGTAGAAAATGCCGCTTTGACCTTTGGGAGCCGGATAGTTTTGCAATGCACAAGGCTTTGCCCTACCGTGAAGCCATTCAAACCCACGGCGAAACCACCAGATTAAAGAGAGCCTACACATACAAAGCGCTAAATCGTTTAATCCAAGCTTCCGCCGCCGACATGACAAAGAAAGCAATGGTGGATTTATACAAAGCCGGTAAAACGCCTATGGTCCAGATTCACGACGAGATGGCCATGTCTGTTAAATCACGGACCGAAGCCCAAGAAATAGCACAAATCATGGAAAATGCCGTGCCGTTAGTCATACCAAACAAAACGGACATAGAAATTGGCCCTTCTTGGGGAGAAGCGACATAAAAAGCTTGTAACCTTGTATATAATCCTATAAAGTCTTGTATAGAAATACATTGGAGACGAAAATGGATACCGAAAAATGGAAAAGCGTATTGGTTCCGAAAGAAATTTATGATGAGATCAAACAAATTTCAAAAACTGAGGGGAGAACCATTAGTGGTCAGCTTAGACTTGTGTTTGACGTATACAAAAAGAATGTTAAAAAAGATGAACTCTACATGGACCGCGGGTGACGGCTCGTTCAAACGAAAATTAGATCAAGAATTATGTCCCGCTTGCGACAGTACTTTGATTCGCGTAGAAAACGACGATCCTTACGAACAAAAACGTGTTTGTAGCCGGTGTAACATACAAATTTTAGATACTTTAACAGTTCAACCATAAAGTGCTTGACATCTTCTTATAAAATCCCGTACGATACCTTATAGAATATTTTTCTATTTTATTGTCCAAACTTAGCCCCTGAGAAGAAATTCTTGGGGGTTTTTTTATGTTTGACTTATACATATTGATGGTGTAACTCTTATACA